CGAGAGATTACAAAGGAGTAGGCAATCAATATGTTGCAGAAAATAAATTGGTTTACTAAAAGCAGAAGGGCGCAAAACATAAATGATGATGAAACTTGGAATGATGGGGGGGTGAGTCCGACATTGAACTCATTTGATAACGGCGGGGAAAGTAGAGCCACCGTGCTAATAACTACCACCTCAACAGTTCGCAGACTTACACCGATGGAGTGTGAACGCTTGCAGGGATTTCCTGACGGATGGACAGATGGACAGGCTGATAGTAATCGCTACAAGCAAATGGGTAACGCGGTCGCGGTGCCAGTTGTTGAATGGATAGTTAATCGGTTGGCTGGTACTAATTAGTAATATCTGATAGACTAAGCTCTCTAACCCTCACCGTTGTTTGCCCTCCGGTGGGGGTTAGTTTTTATCCGCCAGTGCCATAGAAGCCCTTACCTCGGAAGGTAACGGGAGGCGAGTCCCACTTACGCTGCATAGGAACCTTACAATTAGTACACCCAACATCGGTAGATATATCGTGGATAGATCGCTCAACAGTAACTTCGACTTCACACTTTGGGCAGCGATAACTATAGATCATAGTTGGACAGCCTCTTCGATAGGTAGATAACCCACTAACTTTATAACCTTAGACTTGTTAGCAAAGTCTGTGGTTGCTGGCATCCATCCATTGACCCACTCTGGCTCTGGTACATCCATCAAGTCAAAGGAATAGATACCTTCTGGGGTAGAATTAATATAGTAAGGGATCAGGTCACGCTCAGCAGACTGAGTGATGAGCTTTCGATATTTCATCTCTTCGATCAGCAGGGTGGGATAATGTGTCAGTCTGCACTTTAATTCTATATAGTGGCCAGCCTTGACACTGATACAGTCAAAGGAATCAAAGACTCCGTGACTCTTAATCAGGTCAGGGTAGAGTGAGTCTTTGAGATGCTCAAATAGATCTACTTCTTTCATCGCCAAGGGGTATTGCCTCCTAAGATATCTATCAATCTGTGCAAGGCACCAGTTACTTTTCTATCGGCAGTAGATGTAGCACATTCTAAATACTGTGCTACTTGCTGCAAGGTGTAGTGTTCGTGGTAGCGCAGCTGCAACAGGGTGCGATCTTGGACTTCTAATTTGAGGTAAGCCTTCTTGATATCCATCAGGGTAGCAAGCAGGTTGCCACCTTCGGCAGGTGATGACTTGCCCTTGGGCTGGGCATCTAGTTTCATATCTTGTACTTGCTCTAAAATAGTGCCATCTATTACTGATGCAATCACATAAGGTAGCAGTTGTGCAACGGTGGGACTGTCATAGTATGCCTCGTCAGCGGTCTGGTAGCCAGACTTTGCAGCTTTTTCTTTACGCGCATAGCGCTCAGCTACACGCTTCATTTGCCAGCCGATCTTCTGCTCGTTATGTCTACGCGCTTCGGGATCAGGCTCGGCTAACTGCTCTGCAATATAGGAAGACCGAGTGATGGCCCATCCAAAGCACTCTTGCTTGATGTCATCTAACTCTACAAAGTTGCGATACCTACCCAATACAGAACGCGCAACCGAGGGAACCAAGTCATAGACGATTGGATGTAAGTCAGTCATTTATTACTTTCTTGGGCCATTAAACTATCACCGCAAGTCTTAATCACAATCAGGTACTTCCGTATCCATAGTAGAGGCGAAGTTAAGTAACTTAATCGCAAGGAAGTCTATGTAATTACTAGCATCAGCAAGTTCTTCTACCAGTTCTCGGATGTTATCTGCTGGAGAGAAGGACTCAAACTTCTGACCCTTGGCGTGGGAGTACTGAGCGTGGCCTATGCTACGCACTCTGCTTGCACGTAAGGATGCAAAGGACTCAATAAAGGATGTTAGATCATCAGTACTTACACCGTCGTTGCGATAGCCCAGCACTGCTGGGTGATCTGCTAACGGGTTGCGATTGGGCGTATCGTTATTAACTCCTGCTGCTTGTCTATCTGCAGTATCTGAAAGCCCATATGCCGAATAGTCTGTACCATTACTAGCCATTCTCTATCACTCACCTTTCGCCTATCAGTAGAAGTTTAGTTGCCTCTACACCATACGCAAGATAATAGTCGTTGATATCCATACCTGGTGGTAGTGTAACAATAGTTGAGTTCATCAAGTCATTCGCCACGCGCTTAGAAAACTCAGCGCCGGGGTTAGATCCATCCTCTTTTACATCATTGTCTCCGACAACATAGATGGTGTCATAGCCAGTGAAGAGCTTTGGGAAGTGTGTCTTCCACGCTGCTACTCCTGGTACTCCCACTGCTGGAATACCTAGTACCCCACTTACTATCACCGCATCTAACTCACCTTCACAGACCACAATAAAAGGTGAACTCGAAAGGATGTCGCAGACATTGTAGAGGTGGGCCTTCTGCCCTGTAGGGCTACCATACTTAGGCTTATTCTCATCTGGCCTGCGGAACTTAAAGCCAACACAGTTATTCAAAGCAGTGATGTAAGGAATAGAGATCCAACCATTGTGCATCTCGTGACCATTGATCGGGTCAGTAACGGTACCAATCTGGTACCGGGCTGCTACCTCTTCAGATATCCCACGTTCTGCTAGCACGGCTAGGGTTGCGGGACTTATTGCTTGAGCGTATCGCTGCGCCGATGCCAGCAGCAATTTCGATTGCACGTTTGAGGCCATCTTTGAACTCCACATTCTCTAGTATGCAAACTAAGTTTGCTGCATTGCCGCCTTTGCCACAAGTGTGACAAAAATACACGTTCTTATCAGTATCTATTACTGCGCTGCGACGTGAATCATTATGCAACACACACTTAACTGATACATTCCTACCTTCTCTTACCTCGCCACCGAAGTGAGCAATAATAGGTGCTATGGGGATTGAGTTCGCATCAACGGAACCGTCGAACCCTCTCGCCTTACGTGACCTGGACCAGTCTTGTGCTGACATACACACCCCTTAATGTTGCACTTGCTATGCCAATGAGATGCACGCTTTAAGTGATTAGCCTTGTTTTCCTGTCCGGCTTTACTGCAATTCGGGCAAATCATCTTCGACTTCCTCAACTGGTACGACTTCTTGTACTGGTTCTTGACCTGTCCAAATTGCACTGGTGGTCAACTCTCCTTCTGGTGTTGGTGTCATTTCTCCTTCTCCTTTAACCATTGTGCTAGGTCTTGAATGACCCAGGATTTATCTATGCCAGCGCTGCGACGCTTAACTACAACATAAGATAGAGGCACTTCCCCAAGATCTCTAGCCTTTGCGTAGTTAAGCGCCTCAACTTGCGCTTCTCTCCAGAACTCAGGCAACGAAAGTGTTGCCCTGTTCTTGAGTTCAAGGATGTAAGTTTCTCCAGATATGATAACAACCATATCTCCTTCATCCTTTGCTCCAGCTTTCGAGAGACGTTCTGCTATGACTCCGCATTTACGAAACCACTTCATTACATCTGTCTCAAATTTGGAACCCTTAGTTTTATTGTACTGACTCATCAGACAGTACCACCCTGTTGATCTTAAACTCTTGTGTGCCATCCTCGTTGCTTATCAGTTCGATCAAACCTGTCTGCATCAAAGCACCAGCGAACTGCGTAAGGTCAGTGCGTAGCACTGTTATTTCGGCCTCTAACTTTTCAATCTTAATCTTGTTATCGTATTCGCTCATTGATTTCTCCTATTGAACTGTATAACTACCCTGGTAATTTGCCATCGCATCCTTACGGAGCATCCAACCAAACTCATCTTGGTCTCCTATCTGACACGCTGCATAGTTTACTAGCAGTTGTGCATAAATAGATCCATCAGCAGTGTGTGGTCCAAATCTATTCTTCACCGCAGCTACAGATAAAGTGTGTTGATTTGGATCATAACCTAAAGTCAAGATAAGAGCAGGCAACTGACTGACCTTACCGTGAATTGCTCGACGTGCAGGTGGCTTGGTAGGACTTCCATACTCTGATTGCTCAGATACGTGATGTAATACCAAAACACAAGCCTCAGTCTTGCGTGCCATATCGTGCAGTTCCATCATAATTGCACGTAACCCTGCCCATTCGTTATCGGTCTCGGCAGATACGTTCATCAGGTTGTCAATCACAATTAACTCTGGTGCTATTCCGTAGAGTTCTACATAAGCCCTAATCTCTAACTCAAGATCATCTATTGATGGTGATGAATCAAAGACCCATTTAATGTGGCCAAACTTCCCGAACTGATGGTCGTAATAGTGTGTGTCTTTTGCTAAGTTGGACTCAACAGTTGTCTGTGAATGTCCTGATGTGTGTGCTGCCACTCGCATCATTACAGTGGTGGTATCGGTATCAGCCGAGAAGAATAGCGTGGGCACTTTTGCTTTGACTGCATAGATAAGAGCAAACATACTCTTACCAGCATTAGGTGCTGCTGCAACCATACATACTTGCCCACGCCGGAACTTAATCTGCTTATCTGCTAGACCTTTCCATACGTCAGGTAGCGGTGTTGCTTTGGTAAGCACACCACCCCACGCACGAGATAAGTCAAGCAACGTATTCCTCTCCTAATGTTATTCCCCGCGCTCTGCGTATATCTTTCATTTGCGTCGGAGTAATTCCACCCCAGATCCCGTATCTCTCATTCATAATTCCCCACTCAGCACACTCTGCTTGATGAGGACATCGCTTACAAATAGATACAGCCATATTCATCTCAATAGTATTGGAAGTTCCGTTGTCCCTTTCAGGAAACCAGAAATCCCCACCTACACCTGCACAACCCGGAGCCTCATACTTTGCTGGCTCCCTCATTCTATCGAACCCAGATAGGCTCGCACTTATCTATTGCACCCTTTGGTGCTGCACACATCCAGGCTTTCCAAGCCTTACCTTGTGCGTTGGTTCCTTCTTTGTAGACCATCGCTCCGTGACGACAAGCGTTGTCACTCGATGGTACTGGTTCTGCATTGAACTGTGCTGATACTGATGCAACAGTTGGTGTTGGTGCTGGTGGGTTGTAACCTGCGCCTAGCTCTGCACCTGTGGTCTTGATGTTGAGTGCATTCATAGCAAGGTCAGCAAGACCTGCTTCTAATTCTGATACTGATGCTGCGTAAAGATTAACCAAGGTGCCATCATTTAACTTGTAATTAATCTGGAACTTTACTCCTTCTGCTGCCATTTACTTTCCTCCACTTTGTTTTACAGTAAGACGCTGACTCTCAGCACTTACTTTCTTTGGTACAAAACCAAGAAGTTTCTGTACCTCATCACTGTCTACAGTCTCACGACCTTTAACAGTGCTCCACACTACTTCGATACCACTTGCGGTAGTACCGAGTAAGCCCTCAAAGGATGCCTTCAAGGAATCTTGTTGTACTTCCATCATCTTGATCTTCTGACCTAACTGTAGATAGAGCAGTGCGTTCTTGTCAATATCTCCATCAGTAATGTTTATGCTACTGGCTGGAGTACGTTCTTTTTTTAGACCAACGCATCCCATCTGCCCACTTGCGTCATAGAACTTGCAATAGAACTGACAGTAGCTTTCATCCTTCTCAGGGTCCGGTGCTTCCTTTGCTTCCTTAACAGCAGCCAGCCAACCAAGTGCCTCTAGTGCAATGGCTTCATCATAATCCTCGGAGTGAACCTTGATATTACGTTCGTCGCCATCTCTTGCAATAGCACATAGCGACACTTGGTTGACTTGGTAGCCGTTCTTGGATAGGAGGTATCCATAAAGTTGTACTTGCCAGCGTTGTTGCGTTGATGGGAAGTAAGAAAGGTTGCGTACCTTGCTTGTCTTCCAGTCAATTACCTGCCCAGTACTAGGAATAAAGCAATCAATATGCGCTTTCATTCCATCGTACTCTACTTCTGTTTCAACCAAAACATCTTTGTTATCTGCTAGCGCCTTCTCGATCTCTGAGTGGATAGCAGTTCCCATAATGGCAGCCAACTTCAACTCATTACCGTTGGTCTCTGGTTGATCGTTTAACCTATACCAGACCTTACGGCGACAGCCACCTACCTCTGATGGTCCGATCTGTACCTGCACAGAACGTGAACGACCAGCATCCTTTGCGTGCAAGGCTGTCAGTAATAGTTCCTTTGGATCAATCATTTCCCCACCTCACCCCTAGCAATACCGGCACACTTTTTAATTATGTCGCAATGCTCCTCGTTAGCCCCGAAGCATCCTAAATCGCCTTTATATTCAGGTATAAAAGGCTCATCATCGGCATCATCACTAGCGTTGCAGTATTTAGCCTCTATATCTTTGGCTATCTGCTCGCGCAACTCTTTCTCAAACCGTATGATTTCGATGTCAGTCATTGTTTATTCTAAAACCTTTCCTGTACTACTAACTGTAAAGGCTTACCAGTGTTGCTGTCAAGTACCGATGCAATCTCTACTGCTTTACGCCCATAGCGCTTGGCATAATCTAGAGAGATATCAGGCTTGACAACTGAAGACAGGTAGCCAAGAGCAAACTGACCCCCACTGCCAATACCGTAAATTCCGATATGACTTTGGAAAAAAGAGAGATCACAAGCAACGCGAAAGATATTGCCGTTAAAAGCGAAGAGATAGTCAAAACCAGCATCTTTATTCTCCCTGTTATATTCGTAGTTGTTATCAGTAAAGGCTTGCATAAGGCTAGGTATTACCCTCTTGCCCATAAACTGCACCGGATTTTCATTGGTGTACTTCGGTGGCTTCCAGTTGTACGCGAGTATATCACCGGGCCTAGTATCACCAGAGATACCGACGAGGAATCTGCCCACCTCTACGATCTTAGGTGTACTGATCGCAAGTGTTACCTGGTTATCTTCGGTGATCTGCGAGTCAGATACGAGCAGGGCGTAATCGGTTCCTTGGATACCAGCGATTGTAGTCACGAGATGATTGTATCAGTGGTCGCGTGTCGTCGCTTTGCGACACTACCAGTCTGTGTACAATATGAGCGATAGCGAATAAAGTTACAGTGGCCCTCACGGGCCTAGGAAGTGAGGGATACCAATGCGGCTCCGTCTACTCACCCTGCAAAGATTCCTGCGACAGTGGAATGACCCATATAAAGGCCTTCCTGCACCCTTTGGAGCCGATCTGCGGAGCTTAGGACCCGTCCACGCCTGTACCTGTGGGTGTACTATGTTCAACGCTCTAGTGTCATTTGAGGATTATGACATATCTTGGTGGCATCTTGACGCTACCTGTGGTAGCTGTGGCAATCTGGTAAGAATACCTTGCCCAGTTGATCATCCAGAATACCAAGAGTAAATAAAAAATAAGCCCCCACCCAGGATTTCTCCTGAGCAGGGGCTGTTGCCTCGCAGTAATGCGTGAGGTTATTCTTTTTCTAATACCAATCCGAACTCTGTCTCTGTCTTATCTGCCCACTTAATTGCAGGGGCAGCGACAGCGCCTATTAGGACAGCATATTCTGGGGCCACATCTGTAAGTAGTGCAATACCCATAGCCACGGCAGCTCCTGCTATAGCACGGATGTATGACTTGATTATTGCTTTATGTTTCTTTGATAGTTTGAGTTTCATTTATTCTCCTCCTTCTTCGGTAATGGCTTGGGGAATTTAGCCATTACTTTGTTTATTATTTTTGGCTTGGGTAGCCAAGGGAACCAAGGAGAAGTATCGTTACCGAACTCTTCCTTGATTGATATGTGAATGTGCTTCGTGTGCTTGTTAGATCCGGTGTAATCTTTATTACCCTTTTCCTTTGACCAAATCTTGCTTTTGAAAATAAGATACTTAACGCGGGGATCTTTCTGAAGTTTCTTGTAGATATCAGCGCAGTTAATGCCCTTATCGGGATCATTGGTAAGGTCTACTGCAAAGCCTGTATTGTGATCTGAGTTAGGACTCTGTGTTAGGTGAGCAGCAGATGGAAGAAGACCATCGCTGGCCTTGTTGCGACTCGGTGACAAAGCCGTTGCTTGACGAAGAACAGCAATCGCAGCAGGTGTGGCTCTCTTGACTACAGGTTTCATTTGCACTCATTTCTTTTGTATAAGAATCTGATAGAGAATCTCTACCTTTTCTTCTAATCGAATGACAGAATCTTTGAGACTGCTTCCAGAATTGGGTCTAAGTTCATAGAGATAATGTTTAACTAGCCAACGTACTGCTGCGGCAAAGGAAGCGATCATTGTACATATGGCCACTGCCAAGGTTGCATAGTCTTGAGCTGTCATTAGATTGTCCTAATCGTTACTAGCAGCGTTCCGCCAAACCCAGAAAAGCGCTTGTCGGTTGGGGTCTTGTTAATAAAATCCATCTCTTCGATGATGCCTAGGTAGGACTCACCAGTTCTAAAGTCTTCTACGCGTACAGAGTCTCCAGCATTTTCCACACCTTCAAGTTGTAGCAATCGAGTGTAGGCAGATCCTTCATATCCAACTGCGTTGTTGAACTTATCCATCTCGTGGTCATAGCAAAAGACTGGGTACTGGATCAAACGTTGACGTGGGATAGCAGGCAAAGCCTTGAGTTGGAAGCCTGTGAAGATAGGTCCCTTAGATGAATTAGTATCAGACCTGCTAAATATAAACTTAAAGCCAAGAAATTGCTGTGGCCCCGTTGGATAGGCAATACCGATATCAGTTACTTGTGCTCCTTGAGAAAAAGCACCGATGGCAAATTGTTCTTCGTTGCCAGCAACGGAAAGAATAGTTATTCCACCGTTTGCAGAATCAAAGCGCGGTGTGAGCACCTTGTATAACTTGTTTTCTAGGGTGTTGTATCGAACAAAACCAGATTGAATGTAGCCAGTGCTAACCTTAACTGCTTCATTTTCTGACCAGATATTGTTACCAGTTGTGAAGGCTACTTTGTCTGAGTTGCCATAGAAGGCTACTTGAGTTGCAGTAACGTTTGTTCCTGCAGCTGCCACATCCCAAGCCCAAGGGAATACCAATGTATTTGCTAAGACGGAGTTAGATAGATCAACCTTTACTAGACCTGCTTCGCCATCAATCTTGCTAGTAAGGTAGGCGTACTTGTCTCTAAAGGATATGCTGTTACAGGCAGCATCAAAGAAGAGTAGTGGGCCGTAGGATACATCACCAGTGTTATCAGATATACCAACGCGTACTCCCTTGCTTGTAGCAAGGACAGCGTAGAGTCCAAGGTAGACATCAAAGTCATTTATGCTCTCACCTGTAGGCATATCAATCACTACGGTAGGAACGTTTAGGCTAGGAAAACCTAGAGAGTTCGGTGTTGCAAGGTTAAGAGTAATCTTGAAGACAGCAGATGATGTAGCAGTGCTGTCATAGCCTGATACATAGATGGCCTGTGGTCCCTCTGAGATAGATGACCACACCCAGTTAATATTAGGGTGGGTGTACAGGGCTGTAGGTAGGGCTGCTGCACCGCTAGCGTTAGCGTTTAACTCATAGAGTACGTTGCCAATAGCCACAATAAGGCGCTGCTTGACATAACGGATAGTTGCACGAGTTACTGTGCCTGCGTTATAGATAACGCTGTCGGCAGGGGAAGCACCTACAGATCCTCTGTGAATTGTTGAGCCATTGATAAAGTAATAATTATTACCGTCACTGGTAATAGAATAGATAGTTGAGGCAGTACCAGCCTGGGTAATAGTCGTTGTTGTGCCTGCTGCTGTGATCTTCTTGAGCGCTGTTCCATCTGTGATAAACACACAGTTATTGGTACCATCATTTACACCAGTCATCTCTGCTGGTGCGCCACCTGTATATGTCTGTGCTGTTGCATTAAGAAGGGTGACTTCACCCTTAGTAAAGATGTCTACACCTTTGGATGCAGTAAATTGAAAACGCAAAGACTCATCTTGTGCTGGCTCAAAGTACTTGATGCCTGCTCCAAGGTGAAATGAGGACTGAGAACGTAGCCACCAACCAGTGATTGTCTGCTCGCCAGCCTCACGAGTCTGATCAATCTGTTGTTTACGATACTGCGCTGTTACTCGACGATAAGGAGTCTCGTCATTTGCTGCAAGAAAGAACGGATATCCTGAAATAGCGACATCGTATGCCTCGCCAGTAGCAGAATAGTTTGTAGCACCTGCGGGGTTAGATAAGTTATACGGTATACCTTCGGTAATATCGTCGCCATATGGCATTATGAAACCTCCGACTTTAAGTAACGAACAATGACAACGCCTTTAGAACCAGCCGTACCATTACCACCGTTGTCTCCAGAATATCTTGTAATAGTAATAGCGCCACTTGCTCCACCGTCTCCAGTGTTTCCTCCTCTATTACCGCCACCAATTCCATATGTGGTTCCAAGACTAAATATATTTACGCCAGAGTTACCGGTAGTTCCGGGTGTAGTTCCGCTACCACCACCTGATCCTGGGTATCCGCTAGATCCATTACCACCTTGTGATCCAGAACCGCCAGTTCCTGTTGCTCCGGATGTAGATCCGTATTGTGTATTGTATTGCCCACCTGCACCACCGCCAGAACCACCAGCAGATCCATTACCGCCTGATCCATCGCCACCGCCACCACCACCTGATGCAGTTAAACCAAAACCAGTTGTTGATGTTCCGCTAGATGGACTTCCTCCGCTAACACCACCTGCCCCACCATTACCGATTGTGATGGAGTAACTACCATTGAGTGGTTGTTGTGAAGCATTTCTATATCCGCCAGCACCACCAGGACCACCAAAGAACGCTTGGCCGTATCCAGTTCCACTACCAAAGTTAATAAAACGACTGTCAAATCCCCCGCCACCGCCACCAATAAGGGCATAGTCAGTTAAGACGGTTCCATTGGTTACAGATAGTGTTCCATCAGATGTAAAGGTTCGATAAAAATAAGTTGAATCAGAGGTGAGTGTTCCGCCTGTTACAACTGCAGTTGGAAAAGCCTTTCCAAACATACCGTAACCATTGGCAGAATTTCCTGCTCTACTTCCAAGAATAGGCATTATGCTCCTTATGCAAATTTAGATTGAGATGCGATAACAGTATATGTAGCTGAGGCTGTCTTAATAACTGTGTATGTGTAAGCATCAATAGCAGATGCACTACCGTTAGATGGCGCTGAACCATTTTGCCACTTAGGAGTTACTGCTGAACCATCAATAGTAAGAGATGTTGCATAATAAGCAGGGCTTGCATTTGTATTAAGGAACACCACTGTCATAGCCTCACCAACTGCCATAATGGAGTTGAGTGTGGCAGCACCAGATCCGCGTAGGTTAAGTACCCAGTTAGCAGAGGCTGCTGTTGTGTAGTAAAGAACACTCTGTGTAGAGGCATCAAAGTTAATAGTTCCAGTAGCCGCTGTAGCAGATACAGTAATGATTTCCTTTGGAGTTCTTAGAGTTTTATTAGAAAGGGTCTGAGTAGTGCTCAGTGTTACATCACCGGCCACAGCCCACTTGACACCAAGTGTCTGAGTTGAATCTGCTGTAAGAACAAAGTCATTGCTACCAACCGATAGTTGCTGGACTGCGCCAGGACCTGATGCTACAAGGATATCGCCTTTAGCAGCAGCAAGGTTCTCTGGTAGTTGAGCATTAAAATATGTGAGGTCATTGCTAGTAAGTACGTGACGGACTACAGCACCGCTTGAGTGTGTGATAGCACTAGATGCTGCGCGTCCTCGAACGATTGTAAATGTGTCTGCAGAAATTGCGGTAGCAAAGACAATTTCTTCATTGGATGTATCAGGATCAATCGCTAAGGTAAACTGATCTACGTTACTTGAAGCAAGGGTTACGCCACCAAGTAGGGTAGTGCTAGTTCCAGTAGTAACGATTAAAGTTGTCTGAGTATTGTTGATACCAGATGCAAGGCTGGTCTGAATACTGATGCTAGAATATTTACGGGTCACTGGGGATTCCTATCGGGTGTAATGAACGCGGATTGGGTAGCGGTCTTGGAGCTTGGTTGATTCTTCACTAAGTCGCTGTTGGAACAGAGCGTAAACATACTTAGAAGCAGAAGCACCAGAGTTAGATGGCAACTTAGTATCAGCCAAATCTGCCTCAGCAGAGGTAAGGTTAATACGTCCTGTGTCAACATATGACAATAAACGATAGGCTGCTCCGTAGATAATTACATCTCGACAAGACTCAGGCAATCCTGTGACTTCTACAAAGTCATCTGTGCCATTGGTCAAGGTAACTGGCAACGCTGAGTACCAGCACTGCACCTTACGTCCGGGCTGGATCTTCTCATAAAGGTTAAGTGTTGCTGTGGTGTTAAAAGTTGCTACGTTTGCCATACGGTCAATGCGCCAGCGATTAACTGGTAGCCATTCACGAGATGGACCGGTGGTCTGCCACGATACAAAGAGTGCATCACGTGCATCATCAGGTAGTGGGTAAGTAACCTGCGCTGCGTTGAAGGTAAAGACTGTTGAGAATGTTGCAAAGAGTTTTGGGTAAAGGCTGTTGATCGTATCGTTGATAGCCTGCTTGATAACGGTACGTGGGAATGTAGGGGTGAGAGTTACTTGTGAGTACTCTGTGTGGGGTGAGGCAGTAGTTCCTTGGTATCCACGACCAAAGCCTGGGATAACATTGAGTGTAGTAGTTGCCTTATCAAAGGAGTCCACCCAGATTAGTTCTTCATCAATTTCAATAATACCTTTAGCAAGGTTAGCCGATGAACCAATCTTGATCTCTAAGTCTGTGGTATTGATACCGCCTGTATTGGCAAGGTAGCTGATACGGTCCTGACGCAGCGTGTATCCTGCAAGGTTAGATCGTACTTCATCAACCATCTGATTAAGTGTTGGCATTATTTCCTTTCGTACCAGCCTTTATTCCATAAAGTCAGCAGGCGCTGAAAATATTTTTCGTACTGAAGACCTACTACATCCACTGAGTAAAGCGATACTGCCCTCTTGTGGATCTTTAATGGGTTGAGGCCCTTTACCTTCTCGGCTGCTTCTGCGAACTCAAGTCCACTTCGGCATCGATAACCAGTAAGACCGTCAATATTTGTCTCTGTGAAAGCGCCCCAGTCTGTAGTGATAGTTGGAGTTCCACAGGTTTGTGCTTCGATAACTACATTTCCAAAAGGTTCTATGTACAAGGTAGGGGCAAACATTGCTATTGCACCGCCCATAAGTTCGGCACGCTGCTTGGCACCTACTGGTCCCATATACTCGCCGTATCCTGAGAAGTTACCAGGACCTGCTGCGATAAAGCGAACACCCATCTCTTCGCATACTGCTTGGGCTATTCTCCAGCCCTTGCGATCTACCAAGCGACCAACGAATAGATAATAATCTTCCTTCTTCTTCTGTAGCGGAAACATCTCTGGCTCTAAGTAACCAGGTATTACTGCATCAAAGAACTGACCATCTACTGTTGTAGGATTCTTAAACATTGCATAGATTGAGTGCATCCAAGCATAAGACTCAAAGACTCTAAACTTGCTAAATACTCCACCGTATCCCACACCAAACTCTACGCTGATGTGGCTTGGGAAAGCATCTGCTATCGGTTGCTGTGTTGAGCCACCGATAAAGCAAAGAAAGTCTTTCTGCTGCGCACGCTTTCTGATACCTTCAATAGCATTTGCTGTAAAGGTCTGCCAGTGTGGCAGAGTGTTATCAAAAGATCCTTCTGTAAAGTGTCTGTCACCTAGGGACTCAGCTCGCTGTTCCTCTGTGATGCAAGTAATTAACTCATCACACGCTGCTTCATTCTGATCTCCGGCATATAGATATACTGTATGTCCAAGGTTTTTCATCATCATACAAAAGCGCCTTACCTTTTCGGTGTAGGCACAGTTGACATAATCTTTAGTTGTTTGTGTATGTGGCAGGCTGACTACGTGAAATCTCATAGCAACAGTCTATATTATTCAGTCGTAATTTCCTGCCATAGTTGCTCTGACTCAGACCACGAATAAAACCCGCCATCGCTAGGCATCGCAACAGGTGCATTCCAGAATGAGCCAGTTCTTATCCAAGAAGGAAAAGGCTGCGGAGTAATAAAAATGTCCTCGGCTGAATTG